GTTGAAGCTAACAAAGGTAATCTACATGGTAACCCAGTAAGTGATCAAAATCCAAAAGACATGAGTACAGGTAATGTAAATGTACCAGGAAATAAAAAAGCTCCAGCAATGAAAGCACAATCTGCAGGACACGGAGCTGAAAGAAAAGGCAAACCAGAGTCATCAGACAAAGGTGCCGGAAGCCCATTAAACGGTGCTCCACAGAGAGCAAAATAATAAGGACTTATAGATGAATTTACTACGAGAGCATTTGACCTTTGACCAAGCAGGAGTTATCGTTGAGAATGCCAACGAAGGGAAAGACTTGTTTATGAAAGGAATTTGTATACAAGGCGGAGTACGCAACGCAAACCAGCGTGTTTATCCTGTAAATGAAATTGGCAGGGCTGTCAAAACTCTCAGCGAGCAGATACAAGGTGGATATAGTGTTCTCGGTGAAGTAGATCATCCAGAAGGCCTCACAGTCAATTTGGATCGTGTTAGCCACATGATAACTGAAATGTGGATGGACGGTCCAAATGGCTACGGAAAAATGAAAATCCTTCCAACGCCTATGGGACAATTAGTAAGAACAATGCTGGAAAGCGGAGTTAAGCTAGGAGTTTCAAGTAGAGGGTCAGGAAATGTTTCAGAAGACGGAAGCGGAAATGTAAGTGATTTTGAGATTATTACAGTAGATGTTGTAGCACAACCTAGCGCACCTGGTGCGTATCCAACTCCTATATACGAACATTTAATGAATACAAGAGGTGGATATAAGGCATATGAATTAGCACAGGCAACTAGAGAAGATAAAAAGGCACAAAAGTACTTAAAAGAATCGTTGATCAATATGATCAATCGACTCCAATAATAGGAGAATAATAATGTTGGATGCACTAAAAACACTTTTTGAGAACAACGTAGTTTCAGAAGATGTGCGCCAGGAAATTGAAGAAGCATGGAACGCAAAGGTGAAAGAAAATCGCCTAAGTGTTACTGCAGAACTTCGTGAAGAGTTTGCTCAAAAATACGAGCATGATAAAGGCTTGATGGTAGAAGCTGTAGATAGAATGGTAAGCGAAAAACTAGAAGCTGAAATGGCTGAACTAGTTGAAGATCGCAAGCAACTTATTGAAGCAAAAACCAAATATACTAGAGCTATGAAAGAAAATGCAACTGTAATGAAGCATTTTGTAACACAAAGCCTAGTAAAAGAAGTTAGAGAATTACACGAAGACCAAAAAACAATGGCGGACAAATTTAGAATGTTAGAAGATTTTATTGTTGAAAGTCTAGCATCAGAAATTAAAGAGTTCCAAATTGATAAGAAAGATTTAGCTGAAACTAAAGTAAGACTTGTTAGAGAAGCTAAAGGACATTTCAAGAAGATTAAAACAAAGTTTGTAGAAACAAGTGCAAACAAAGTATCTACATTAGTTGATAAAGTTCTTAATAAAGAAATTCATCAATTAAAAGAAGATATTCACACTGCACGAAAAAATGACTTTGGTAGACGATTGTTTGAAGCATTTGCAGCTGAGTATGGCAATAGCTATCTCAATGAAAAATCTGAAACATCTAAACTATTAAAAGTTGTTGATATTAAAAACAAGCAATTAATAGAAGCCAAGAAAATTCTTGAGCAAGCTAAAATTGCTACACAGAAAAAGCAAAAAGAAGTAAAAAGTCTAAATGAATCTATTAACAGGAATAAAATTATTTCTGAATTAGTAGAACCTTTAAATAAATCACAAAAAGAGCTTATGCTTGATTTATTAGAAAGTGTACAAACAGATAGACTACAAAATTCTTTTGATAGATATTTACCAACCGTAATTGACGGTAAAAAACCAGAGCAAAAAAAGGCAATTATAACAGAAGGCAAAGAAGTAACAGGCAATAAAACACAAAAACAAGATATGACAACTGGTGCAAGGGATAATGTCATTGACATTCGTAGACTTGCAGGACTTAATTAAGGAGAAATAAGAGATGTCAGAATTATTAGAGAGTCGCTGGCAGGATACTAGAGCTGCACTTCTAGAAGGCCTACAAGGCACGAAAAAAAGCGTCATGGCAACGACTTTGGAAAATACAAGAAAGTATTTGGTTGAAAGTGCAACCGCTGGAAGTACAGCAGCAGGTAATATTGCTACCCTAAACAGAGTAATTTTACCAGTTATTAGAAGAGTAATGCCAACCGTTATAGCTAACGAAATTGTTGGTGTTCAACCAATGACAGGTCCAGTAGGACAAATCCATACATTGCGTGTACGCTACAGTGAGTCAATGTCCACAAGTGGCGGAACTGATGTAACTGCCGGTGAAGAAGCATTGTCACCATTTAAGATTGCTGAAGCTTATTCAGGTAACGGTAGCAATCCTGGCAAGCCAGATGCAACAGCTAACCTGGAAGGTCAAGCTGGCAGAAAAATGTCAATTCAAATCTTGAAGCAAACTGTTGAAGCTAAAACACGAAAGCTCAGCGCTCGCTGGACTTTTGAAGCTGCACAAGATGCTCAAGCTATGCACGGAATTGATGTAGAAGCTGAAATTATGGCTGCATTAGCTCAAGAAATTACTGCTGAAATTGATCAAGAAGTATTAGCTAGTTTAAGAACTTTAGCCGGTACATCAGGTTTATCATATGATCAAACAGCAGTTTCTGGTACAGCTACATTCGTAGGCGACGAGCATGCTGCATTGGCAGTATTGATTAACAGAGCAGCAAATATTATTGCTCAAAGAACAAGAAGAGGCGCTGCTAACTGGGCAGTTGTTTCTCCTTTTGCTTTAACTGTACTACAAAGTGCTACAACAAGTGCATTTGCTAGAACAACAGAAGGCACATTTGAAGCACCAACAAATACAAAATTTGTTGGTACATTAAATAATGCTATGAAAGTATATGTAGACACATACGCAGGCGACGGAACAGACATCCTTATTGGATACAAAGGTTCAAGCGAGAGCGATGCTGCTGCATTCTACTGCCCATATATTCCATTAATGAGCAGCGGAACAGTACTTGACCCAGCTACATTCGAGCCAGTAGTTAGCTTTATGACAAGATATGGATATGTAGAATTAACAAATACAGCTTCATCTCTTGGTAATGCTGCTGATTACTTGAATAAAGTAGCAATGGATTCAACTAAGGTATTCTTTAGCTAAGATTATTATCTAACTAAGATACTAAAACTAAAAAGCTCTATAAATATTTTTATAGAGCTTTTTTTTTGGAGAAAAAACCATGGCATATAATGATGCAGTATTAGAACATTACAACAATCCTAAAAACGTAGGCAGTTTAGACAAATCAGCAGCAGATGTTGGTACAGGGTTAGTTGGTGCACCGGAATGCGGTGACGTTATGAAATTACAAATTCGTGTAGAAAATGAACGTATTGTTGATGCAAAATTTAAGACGTTTGGTTGTGGATCAGCTATTGCAAGTAGTAGTTTAGCAACAGAATGGGTAAAGGGCAAGACAATTAACGAAGCATTTGAAATAAAAAATACAGAAATAGTAGAAGAACTTGCATTACCGCCAGTAAAAATTCATTGTTCAGTTTTAGCAGAAGATGCTATAAAAGCAGCAATAAAAGATTACAGGAGTAAGCAATGCACAGAGAATTAGTAGATCAAGACGAAAATGAACAAATAGGCTTAACTAACTATCGCTTTAAAGATTTGCCAAACTGGGCAAAAAAAGCATGGTTAGCACAAAAACAAAACAAGCCTAAAACTTGATAAATACTTTGTGCGATAGTGTGCCACAAGGGTGGACTTATGCTGACCCACAGCGTACCGGCTAGAACCCGGATCGGACTTCTAACAAGGAGAAAAAAATGGGAAGACCAGTAAACAAAAAGTATTTTGGAACACCTACAGCAACCGGAAATCAAATAAAAGTACAATTTCATAACGGCTCTAGTAGTGTTCCTGGTTGGATAGTAAAACAAAAAGCATCAAAAAAATTCCTTTGTCAAGACGGACAAAGTAATACAGCAATATGTTCACTTGTTCAATCTGCAACTGATGCAGCAAATGTTTCAGCAGGTCAAATGACAATCAATGTTCAACTAGACGATCTTACCGTTGTCCAGGTTGTTAAAATTGCGAATAGAGTTATGACAGCTACAGATGGAAATAGATATCCATGGAACTTCTCTACTAGCACAACTGATGGTGCAGCTCAAGTAGAAGAAGCCGGTACTGACGGTACAGTAGATGCAGGTGATGATACAATATTAGGTACTGCTGACGATGTGCTTACAGGTGCAGATGATTTTGGTGATCCAGATTGATAATCTTTTAAATTTAGGAGCTAAATTAGCTCCTATGATTTCGAGAATCCATGATCATAATCTTTTAAATTTGGGAGTTGCAAAAACTCCCTTATTTTGGAATAAAATATGTCAAAAGTTTTAAGTGTAGAAAACGGAAATTATATTGTTAAAGTTGAATCTGGTAAAAATATTATCCTTGATACAAGTCGAGGAGAAATTGATTCAAATGGTGATTTAGTTGGTGAAGTAATCGTCAACGGTGGTTTATTGGTCAAAGGAACAACTACAACCGTAAATTCACAAAATCTAAATGTCTATGATAATATAGTTGTTATTAACAAATATGAAAACCCTTCTGGTATTGACGGTATAATAGATAATTCAAATAGAGCCGGTATTGAAATAGATAGAGGTGATTGGTCTAGGGTTAGGATGGTGTTTGACGAATCAATTGCTTGGACCAACGGAGAAGGCACTAGCACACGAGGAACATTTACATTTGAAGACGACGATTTTTTTGGTCCTATACCTATATATATCGGCGGAGTTAAAACACCTGGTAAATTTTTTATAGATGCAAGTGACGCTATAACAACAGAATTAATTCCGGATTATAAAAAGAAAGTATTAAATTATGATGGAAATAATCTAGTAGAGATAAACAATAATGTTATAAAAGATTATCTCCATATTCCAAATATGGAGGCTGTAGCAGATTATGTTGAATACGCCTTTACAAACATAGGAACTGGTGCAGTAATAGAAGCATATGATACAAAAGTACAAGCTCATGATTTTGACATTGATAGCACTCCCAGTAGAGTTGATCATTTTATAGACGGAAATATTGTTTTTACAGTATACAGTTCAACAATTGATACACAAGGTTTGACATTAGATGGACCTTCTATTAGGCCAAAAACGAATGGTAATAATTTAACTTTAAGAGCTCCAGGACAATCCCAAGTTCAGATTGACGATGTATTAGAACTTACAACCACTCCGCATGCAGATGATCCAAAGATTGATCCTGAAGCTCCGTCAGATGGCATAAGAATTTACAGTAAATCCAGTAATAATGGTGGAACTGGTTTGTATTTTATAAACGATAATGAAATACAAGACGAATTTATAAGTAGGAACAGATCAATAGTTTATAGTTTGATCTTTTAAGGAAAAAATATGGCAATAAAAAGTGTAAGATTACAAAATACTAATTTAACATTACTACAACCACCGTCAACTGAACTAACGGATCCGGTTACTGGAACAAATTATACTCAAAATAAAACATATGCTGTAACAAATATAATTGTCTGTAATAATAATGAATTTAATTCAGCTACTTTTGATATGCATTTAGTTCCGTTTGGCGATCCAGTTTCAAATGGACAATTAGGTAACACTGGTACAAGAGTAATCAATCAACTAACTCTTGTTGCAGAAGAAACTTTTACATTTGATACTGAAAAAATTATTTTAGGACCAGGCGATAGTATTGTTTTCTTTGCCAGTCCATCAGTAGAAACTTTTACAGAAGTAAGCGGTACACCAGAAAATCCAATTTACGGTGATACACTAAATTTAACAGATTTGACTGCATTTATAAGTTATTTGGAAATATAATGAGATTAATAAAACAACAAACAACAAATGCTAGATCAATAACAGGAAAAGGTTACAAGTACAATTTAGCAAGTAACATTGCGTCAGTTGATGCAAATGCTTTATTAGTTCCAAAAGGTAATACAGAGACAAAACCATTTACGCCTATTAATGGATATGTAAGATATAATACCGATATTGATGCATTTGAATTTTTTGTTGAAAATACTTGGAAAGTAGTAAGATACAAAGAACCTGGACAGATAACACAACAAACATTAGGACCAGGAAATGGAACCTATACAGTGTTTGGACCTTTAGAAAGTGGCGACGATGACTTTCCTGAACCTGCAAATGTACAAAGCATACTTGTTTTTGTTGAAAATGTATATCAAGTGCCAACAACTAATTATCTTTTAGCAAGAGATCCGGCAAGTATAACCACTGGAGCGGTGATTGATGCATTTTATTTAGTTAATGGTGTTGAATATGTTATAGTTGATCCAGCAGATACTGATTTTACAAAAGTTGGAGCGTCTGTTAATGTATCAGGAGAAACATTTATAGCTGACTTAACAGTAGAAACAAACTTTGTAAATTATAAGTTAGGACCTACGTTAGGCGGCAGGTTTGGATATAGTGTAGATATACAAAATAACGGTGTTAATAGTTTATTGATAACTGGAGCTTATAAAAACTCAGACACTGCAACAGAAGCAGGAAAAGTTTATGTTTACAACCTTGCAGGAGCTCTTGCATACGAAATTCCAAATCCGCAAGCATTTGGCACAGAAACTGAAGATTGGTTTGGATTTGCTGTCGCAATAAATCAAACTCACATAGCAGTAGGTGCATTCCAAGAAGACAGTGCTGCTCCAGCTGGAGTAGGAGATAACAACGGTAAAGTATTTCTATACGAACTTAATACTATTAATGTAAACGTTCCAACAACACAATTAGAAATAACTACTGGTATTGGTGATGCTACAGACTGGTTTGGTTATGCTATAGCGATGTCAGAAACTCATTTAGTTGTTGGCGCACCTAAAGAAGAACCTGTTAATCTAAAACCGTCAGGAAGAGCATATATCTATGATTTAGCTAATACTGCAACTCCTGTTATCCTTGATAATCCGTTAGACTATGATTCGGGCGGATTATGGTTTGGATCTGCTGTAGATATTTCATCAAATTATGTAATTGTTGGCACAAATAATATCGAAGGACAAACTTATCAAAATAAAGCATACATATTTAATCTAGCAGGAGATCATCTTTATACACTGAATAATCCTAATACTGCCGAGACAGATGACGATGGATTTGGTCATAGTGTAGCTATCAGTGATAGATTTGCTATAGTAGGTGCTTTTAATGAATCTTTTGATGGTGTTTCGGGTACTGGTAGAGTTTATTTTTATGAAATACCGCAAGTAGATCCGTTGCAGCCAACTGATCTAGCTCCAAAATTATATCCAGATCCAAATAGCGATATAAGCGGAAATACTTATCTAAATGATGAGTTTGGCGGAATAAAAAATCCAAATATCTACGGCACTCCTTTAAATGATTTTTTTGGGTACAGTGTTTCAATAAGCGATGTATACGCTTTAATTAGCGGACATACCGAAGATATTCCTAACTATGAAGACCCAAACACTCTAGAACAAGATGCAGGTGTTGTTTATGTTTTTGATTTGTTAACTGGAGAACAATTAGTAAATTTAGCAGATGTTGACTGGGACGAGGCACCCGCAGGAGATTTATTTGGTAGTGCTTTAGCAATAACAAATACCCATTTGATAGTAGGAGCTTACGAAGAAGGAGCCGAAAAGGGCGCAGTTTATGTTTGGGAAATTGACGGAAAAGCCTTAGGAAGTGGAACCGTAAGACGAGCTGGATTATATTTAGAATTTTCATCTGCAGTTGATACTGGAAAACCAATTACTGTGATACACAACTTAGACAAGTAAGGAACGATGAGTGGCATTAGGACGCATATCTGGCGAAATGCTAGAGCAAAATTTAAATCTCACAAGAAATTTAACATTTAATGATGATGCACTTACTATCACAACAGATGGTAAAATTGGCATAAAAAATAATAATCCAGGTGTAGAATTAGATGTAACAGGCACTGCACGGGCGAACACCCTTACAGTGTTAGGAGATTTATCCATGGAGTGGACAATATCCATGGATGCTCAAGATACACTAAATTTTGCTTATAATAACAATTTAACAATGTCTTTAGCAACAAACGGTGCATTGTTATTAAATGGTATAGGTTTAGATACTATAGGAAGCGGTCAAAAAGTATTTACTGCATCTGGATCCATTAGTGCAGGAGATGTTGTTCGTTTAAATGCGAATGGTACTGTATCTGCTGGGATTTCAATTATAGATAATCCAAATGCATATAATACATCAGCAGGTGATTATTTTGGTTATAACGTTGCAATATCCGAATCATATGCCATAGTTGGAGCGTATAATGAAGATGATGCAGGTGGAACTTCTTCTGGTAAAGCATACATATTTGACACTATAACAGGAAAT